GCACCTAGACGTAGAGCTAGGCGCTCATTTAACATAAGCGCAATAGAAGCAGGTACTGCTCTATCTTTAGCGCAATCAACAGGGTTCGCAACCTCCGTACAACAAGCACTTGGTGGTGACTTGTCAGGAGCAATTAACAACATGAGTACAACCGTACTAAACAACAAATCCAAAATCATAGGCACACTAGGAGCAGCAGCTGTTGCAAAGTTTGCTAGCAAAGGATTTGCATCAGGAACATTGGCTAAACTCGGCCCACTAAGAGTTAAACTATAAGGAAATAAATAAAAATGGCAATCGTAGTAAGTAGATCAGAATCAGGCATGAGCTTGAGCACATCATTCGCGGCATTAGATAATTTGGCTGGCGCTTCGGTGTCCTCTAGTTTTACAGTACCGCAAGGTGTAAGCTCAATAAAACAAATATCAATTAGTATGTCTAACGACGCTAATGAAGAAACCATCGGATTATGCAAGGTCTCAGGAAATGCAATGCGAGATGGAGATGCAGTTTTCACGGCAGCCGCAATGGTTGTAGGCGCTACTGCAACAGGCACCAGCTCTAACAATATCCAATACGACACCGATCTAGGTGTTGTTAGTGGAAACAGTGTGGAATTATCCTTAGCAGGAACCACAGCAGCAACAGTAGACGCAGCAGTTACCGTTACATTCGCTTAGAGGCTTAACTTATGTTAGGCGGGGGAAACCCAGTAAGTGGAGCAAATCCAGCGGGTACTAGTTCCAGTTTAAACTTTATTGGAAATCACGTCTATGCTCAAAGTGGTTCATTTCCTGATAGTCAAACACAAGCCACAATGTTAAATTTTGTTAATGGAAACCAATACATAGTTGGTTCATTTACTTTTTACGGCAGTAATCATACTGCTCAAAGTGGCGGGTCTATTACCTCAGGTGATGTAAATAATTTCCAAATATTGGTAGATGACCAGGCAGTAGGTGTAGTAAAGACAGAAACATCTAATGAAAACAGTCCATCCGTATTAGTAATACCGTTTTTAATTCCACCTCAAGCAAATATAAAAGTTAAAGTAGTTGCAGCAGCTAACGAAGCTGCTTTTAGTACGCAAATTACTTTTGTAGGAGAAGTATATGCCTAAAAAGAAATTAACTAAAACACAAGTAAAACGTAAGCTAAAACAAGCTAGTACAATAATGTACGATCTCTTTTTAGATAAGTTGGGACAGTTAAAGAGCGATGTGCCTATGTCTCAAGCTAAAATATTAGACGTACACAGGCAGATTACTAACGCTGAAAAGCGTATGTAATGGCACAATGTCAACTAAAATCTATCACATTGAGTTCCCCAAGTGGCTTAATGACCACAGAACAATGGAACAGTTACTTGTTAGATTGTTGCTTGTCTATCTTACAACAAAAGAAACAGGTGTAATGTGAGGTTATTGGAATTGTTAGCTATACCTGTAGGTTTAGCTATAGTAAAAGCCGCAGTAAATCGCATTCCAAAAGATACTGAGCCAATTGTGCCAATAATACCAACGTTACTACCTGACCCAGTTGCACCAAGGCCAATAATACCGTTGCCAGACCCAGGACCAAGTAAATTTAGAATAGATATACCAGAAGGCATTGTTCCTTTTTTTCCAAAACAAACAGGTTTGCCACCTAAAGGTGTAAACATAGACCCGACTAAATTTCCTAAAATAGGCGATCTCTCAACATTAAAAAGTTTTGACCCGCGGTTTGGTTTGTAATGCCTTTTGCGTTAATACCTGAGGGATTTAAGTTACAACAAGTTACTAAGTTACAACAAGAAGCTGTTGACAAATATTACAGCAGTAAAAACACGGAAGCTTTTTTGGAAGGCGACGCTCCTGCACAATTGGTTAAGACAGTCGCTGTAGTCGTCACTCCTATCGTATTGGCTGTCTTAGCCAAACGAGGGTTTGAGTTTGCAGAAGCAGAAGCTAAAGACATAATACAAGCTACAAGCGACGCAGCAGGCGCGATTATAAGCGAAGATACAATTGTTAAATTAGCTAAATTTGTTTTAGAGTTAGGCGGGCCAAGCCCTTTTACATTTTTTAAGGACGATTAACGGCAACAAGTTTTAGTCTCAACACATAGCTTTTTCCCTTGTTGCCAATTATTTTGTAAGAGTGATAATATGGAAATAGACACAATAACATTGCTAGCATACGCGACTATTTGGACAATCTTTTATTTTTTTCTGTCCAACTATATCGCAGAACTTAGTCGTAAGAAATGGACTACTTGGGTACAGTCAGAAGAAAGCGACGACATTTTAGTCGAAGCTTTACAAGCTGTAATAGAAGAAATTGAAGATCGCATGCATGATAAATTGCAAACTTTCCAAGATTCTTTTTTTGGTTCTGTCGGAGCTATGACTAAGAAAGCAAAAGACCTCGATCCAATGAATGGATTAAGAAAAGCAGCTAAGGATGGAGACTGGACTAGTATGATGGTAGAATATGCCGCAAATAAGGCAGGATTAGGGGGTTTACTAGCCCAACAACAGCAAAAACCCCCCCAGAAACAGCCACAGAACAGCGGAAAACTAGGGTTAAAATAGCATTCTTTTAACAGGTATAAGAAAATAAGTAAGCATTCATTGATTTATTATCAATACATGTATTAATAATAATAAGTATTATATAGATTCATTTTCATGTACAGGTGTGATAAAATGGTAGGAAATCATAATAGTGGACGAAAAAAAGACCCAAATACAGAAAATTATAGAATGGGAAAGAAAACATTCTATATTAAACAAAAGAAAAATATAAAAGGTGGATGGGTTGATGACCCATACTTTCAATGGTTCAAAAGAAAACATGGATCTCTTTGGCAAAAACAATTAAGACAATGGATGAAATTAGATGTTGACGCTTGGAGAGAGAAAAGTTTTTGGCGTTGTAATAAATGTCCTAATACTGGCTTACTAGGAAATTATGTTTCTAGAAAATCACCAAGGTGTCAACAGTGCGGAGCTTGGCAAAACGAAATAATTAGATTAAGGTACGAAAGATAATGTTTAATTGTCAATTATGTTTAAAAAATTCACTACGCCAAGACCCATATACAGGATATATTTATTGTACTAATAAAGATTGTTTTGAGCGTATTTAAAATGACTAATAGAGGTAAACAGTATTTTAATTGTTTAAGGTGTAACGATGAATATAAACGGTGTAGATCTCCCGATAAAAAACACTGTAAACATTGTTATACATTTATATTGTCTGCGTAATACCTAGCCATGGCAGCAAGACGTAAGGCACCTAGACGTAGAGCTAGGCGCTCATTTAACATAAGCGCAATAGAAGCAGGTACTGCTCTATCTTTAGCGCAATCAACAGGGTTCGCAACCTCCGTACAACAAGCACTTGGTGGTGACTTG